TTCGCACGCCAAGAAATGACTTGGACGTTGCCGGGAACATAGCCTAGGGTGTTGTTGATGCGATCCACGGAGGGTGTTTCCGGGCGGCAATGCTGGCTCGTGAGAGAGGGGTAGTTCAGTTCGCAGCCTAGGATGGGACAGATCAATGGAGTATCAAGGTCAGATTCCTCTAAAGAAAACTCAATGCCACGCTTGCTTGCCCCTACCCTAGCACGAGCTAGTAACTTCTTCTTCCACATGGAGGGTTCCCAATAAGATAGAATGCCCCACTCCCGTAGCATGTCTTCTTTAAAAGCCAAGCGTTCACGCCAATTGCGTTGGCCGCGCAGGTTCTTTTCGGTGCAGGCTTTGGCAAAGGCGTCCCAGAATTTTTCCCAGTAGTCAGGGGAAACATGTGGGGGGCCTTTGTGTTTGTAGTATCGCGGGGTTTTTGCGTGCTTCATGTTGGGAATTATATCACAGAATCCAATGTGAGTCAAGTGACGGTGAGTATGGTGACAATCTCAAACCCTACCTCACCGGTCTAAGTGTTTGAAGTTGTTGAAGAAGCACCTAAGAGGTGAGGAAGTGAGCGATGCGTCGAACCTTTTTCTATATCTTCTTTTTCTTGGTAGGAAAGATGGTCGCTCACCATTCTCACTTGCTCACCTTTATGCGTAAGCCCTTGAAATTGCTGCGCTTTTCTGGTGAGAATGTCAGGTGAGAATGTTCTTGACACGCCAAACACCGCCCGGCTAGAAGCACAGACGGGTGGCAGACTACCACTCGACCTTACTCTACATGAAGTCACGTTGGAAATCAACCTTGGCGGGGGCCTTACGGCCTCCCCCACATACAGGAGCAGACCAATGGAACGTGATCCGCAGCGGGCACTGCAAGCTGTAGCTGATGAGCTAGGGTGGGACACCTCCACCATGCTGCTCGTCACCCTCAACTTCATCACATCGCAGGGCCACCATGCCCGCCTCGACTTCGCCGCCTACCTCGACACCCTCCGCACCGAGGAAGAAGCCTTCAACACCCTGCCCCCCAACCATACGGGAGCCTGAGCTATGACGCCGCAGGAAATCTTCGACACCGTGGCCAAGCACCTGTTCACTCAGGGTCGGCGCGCTGGTGACGACTTTGGATGCTTCTATCGGGGACCGTGTGGCACCAAGTGTGCGGTCGGCATCCTCATTCCTGATGCCGCTTACCATGAGGACATGGAAGGGTGTTCGGTTGCAGGGCTGTTTGATCCTGAAGCCTGCAAGCTGGATGAGTTCTCCCTTCCAGCGTGGATGGCGGAACATGTCAACTTGTTGCAGCGCCTACAAAATGTGCATGACCAAGTGGACTATTGGGCCGACGACAAGCGGATGAGGTGGAAGCTTTCGCTGGTAGCTGCCGCATATGGGCTTGACGACAGCGTGCTGCCGGGTCTTTCATTCAACCGCCCCGAGGGGCAGAACGCCTAGCGCATAGGCAAGGAGAGCGATCATGGGTATGCAAACAGTCGCGCGCATTGTCAGCTACAAGTACAACCGCCCGTTCACGGCCACCTATCAGGTGGTCAAGGGCAAGCGGGTTGCCAGCATGGTTTCGGACTGGTGCCACGAAATCAATCCGCACTATGCGGGCTGGGTGTTCGATCTGCGGAACCTCGACGCGGGTGTGCGGACCATCGACTTCCGCCTGACCAGCGAGAACGGTGTGTGGCAGGGGCGCATCCCCCGTGCCGACATGCCTGCCAAGTTCGTGAGCTTCAGCATCAACGACCGGGGCATGCTCAAGGCGACCGGCAAGTACGCTGACTACTTCCAGAAGGTGGCGTGACATGGAGCCGCGCCCCTTCCTTATCTTCCCGCGCATCTACAGGGGTGCGCTTGGCTGGATTTATATCAGGTGGGGGCGCAAGCTATGGCTGTTCCTGTAGCCGACAAGTTTAGCTTCGGATTGCAAGGGCCAAACATCGTCAACGCCCTTGCCACCGACCGGGACTGCAACCTACTGTTCGAAGGGGAGCCGGTCATTCGGTTGCCAGTCGAGCGGCTGGAGTGGGAGGATCTTGCCTTGGCGGCAGGGTTCTTCCCCTCCAAAACACAGGCCCGCAAGAACGGGTGGCAGGGTCCGGTGCCCTTCGGCTTCGGGCAGCGCAAGTTTGGCAAGGGCAAGGGTGTATGGTTCTTCAACCCGATGCCCGAGACGGAGGACTAGATGACACAAACAGCTTTCCATGTGTCGTTCCCGCTGGTCTTACACGACGGCACCGAACACGATGTTGCGGGCACGGCGGTAGCAGTATGGCGGGAGTGGCTTGGCGATGATGAGGAAGGCCTGGCCATGCTCGATCAGGTGACGCTGGTCAGTGCAGTGGTGGATGGCATGGTGCTGAACGACGAACAACTGCGCCGCTTCCAAGATATGTACCGGCCTATGTATGAGGAGACTTTGGTATGGATTGCAATGTCGATGGCGGAAGTCCGCGTGTCCGTCCATTGAAGCCGGGCATGCGAATGAGCAAGACGTATCTGGGTTGCCGACTAGTCAGGCAGCTTGACGGCACCGTAAAAGTATGGGCACCTGTCTATGGCGTGACGCCAGTCCGGTGGGATTTGGTCCGGGTCGCGTCCTCTATGAAGTCAGCACATAACTTCGTCCATAACACCAGAGCGAAGAAAGGTTGATCAGATGCTTATGATGCGTGAACATGAGGCTATCGAGGTCGGGGGCCTTGGCAGCGGCGGCGCATTCTCCATTGCGGCCAGCAGCAAAGCCTTCGAGATCCTGTCGTCCAACCTCTACCAGAACAAGACGCTGGCTGTGATCCGCGAGATCACCTGCAATGCAGTCGATGCACACACGATGGTCGGCGCCCCGATCAGCGACATCACGGTACATCTGCCCACCTACACGAACCCCGTGTTCTATGTCCGTGACCGGGGGCCGGGCTTGTCCCATGCCGATGTGCTGTCCCTCTACACGACCTACTTCCGATCGACTAAGGATCAGGACAACACGCAGATCGGCGGCTTCGGGCTTGGCTCCAAGTCTCCCTTCGCCATCGCCAGCCAGTTCACGGTCACATCGTGGCACGCCGGGGAGAAGCGGACTTATGTCTGCTACAAGCAGGACGGGTTGCCCCGCGTCAACCATATCAGCACCGAGGGATGCGGCACCGATAGCGGCATCGAGGTGCGCGTCCCCCTCACCCGTGAAAGCGGCAGTTACACCGACTGGTATGAGCAGGCGGGCAGGCTGTTCCGCTGGTGGCCGACTGCGCCTGCCTGCAATATCGAATTGTCCGCGTGGCGCTCCACTTTCGACATGCCCGGTTTCCAGTCTGACCAACAGGTGGATGGCGGCCCGGCGTGGATGTTGCGGGAAAGCAGCGCGAATGAGACGACTGTCGTGATGGGCAACGTGCCTTACCGGCTGGACGTCAATTCGCTCCCTGCCCTGCCGCCTGCTGTCAAGACGGCGCTGTCCTCCATGTGGATGGCAATACGGGTGCCGATGGGTAGCGTGTCTATCAGCCCGTCTCGGGAGGCGCTGTCCTATGACCCGGCCACCATCAAGCACCTGACCCTGCGCCTGGTTTGGGTGCTGCGCGACCTCAAGTACAAGGTTGAGGCCGACGTTGCGAAGCAACCTACGCTGGCCGCTGCGCGCCAATACGTCCATGCTCACGACGGCATCGCTCGCGGCCGCGTGATGGATGCGCTGAAAGATCAGGTTGACCTGACTTGGCAGGGCCGTGCGATCAACGCGAAGGAAAGCATCGACCTTTCCCCCCTTTGGGTGAGTGGCGCTTCCCCTAAGCTGTTCGACTACACGCGGCACTCGCATTGGAATGGCTTCCGCCGCGAGTCCTATGACGACAACAATACCATCCTCGAACACAGCTTCCCGCGCTACAAGAACACGCGGTGGAGGGTGATGTGGGTATCTAAGGTGACGGCTGCGACCTACGCCAAACTGAAGCACGCCTACCCGCTGATGTCCCCGAGGGAAGATGTGAAGCTGACCGTTGTCAGCGGCGTCCCTTATCAGGACTTCTGCGACTTGTGCGAGAAGCGCGGCATCCCTAAGCCCATCAACATCGACACGGATCTGGCTGCCCCTCCCTCTACGGCGGCGGCACCTACCTCATCCGCGCCCAAGACCAAGGGCTATGTCTTCGACCCCAATGACTACAGCTTTGATCGGACGACCAAGCCCATCGATCTGGCTGGTGGCGGTATCTATCTGGAGTTCACGGAGGGATCGCCTCCCGAGAATTACCGACAGGCGCTGCGCTCGCTTCATGTCATCGGCTTTCTCGGGGTGTCTGTGAAGCCTCGCATCATCGGGGTGTCGAAGGCAGAGCTGAATAGGTCCAAGACCTTGCAGGCTTCGCTTGCCAAGCACGGCTGGGTCTGCTTCGATTCTGACTGGGTGGCTGCCAATGTGCCCGAGGCCTTCATCGAAGAACACTACAAGGCTGGTTCCATCGTCACTTGGCTGGCGCAGTCTGGCAGGCCGGCCCAAAATTGCTTTAGAAAAGCTACTTGGAAGGGCTTCGATTCTGTGCTACAGATCATCCGCCCCTACCTCAACTGCTCGCCCGACTATGAGAAGCACATCTCATCGCATTATGGTCTCGATGCCATGATGTCTGTTGGGCAGATCAAGGCGAAGGAGCGGGGCAGGAATGTAGGCTACCAACTGGCGGGTGAGTGGAAGAAGTTCCTCGACATGCACCCGATGCTGCATCATATCAACTTCCAGAATGTCCCCGAGGGTATCCTCAACGACTACATCAACCGCTGAACCGAAGGAGATAGCAACAATGGTTCCGTTCGTTCTGACTTCCAAGTCCGTCACGCTGTTCCCCTTTGGGGAGCCGCCCCTCGTGGTCGATGCCTCGCACATGAACTTCGAGGCTGTCGTCGAAGCCATCAAGGTGCGCGACTTCGACCGGGCTATCGCGCTTGGCTCCGTCAAGTCCTTCGTCAACACCATGACGGCGGGCAACGTGGCCGTGACTGACGATGGCGTGACCTACAAGGGCCAGCCGATCACCGGCTACCTTGTGGACAAGATGATGCTGTTCTTCCGCGAGGGCCTGCCCCTCGACCACTACTGCAAGTTCCTCGACAACCTCATGGCGAACCCGTCCATGACCAGCCGCAACGAACTGTTCCTGTTCCTCGAAGCGGCTGACCTGCCGATCACCCCGGACGGTTACTTCCTCGCATACAAGGCGGTGCGTGCCGACTTCCGGGACAAGCACTCCGGTCGCTTCGACAACTCGCCCGGCAGCATCCACTCCATGCCGCGCCACGATGTGGATGACGACCGCAACAAGACTTGCAGCTACGGCTTCCATGCTGCTGCCTACGAATACGCGAAGGGCTTCATGTCGCACGGGGACAAGATGGTCGCGGTCAAGATCGACCCGGCCAACGTGGTGTCCGTGCCCTCTGACTATGGCAACCAGAAGCTGCGCTGCACTTCCTATGAGGTGATGTTCGAGGTGCCCGACGCCGACGACATCTTCAAGGGCAAGCCGATCTATGACATGGACGCGGCACACGCGGCGCAGGAAGAGGCAGACTACCTGTTCTGGCTGGGTCAGGACAGCGAAGACTAACGTACAGGTTGGGGAGGGCTTCGGCTCTCCCCTTCTCACCCCTTCCGGAGACACAGAGATGAGCGACGATGCGACTGATACACCTGCTGCTGGGCCTGTGGATAATCCTCCTGTTCTGACCCGCCTCACTAGGGCGCAGGTCTTCGCGCGCGACCCCGAGGAAAGCACGCAGGAAGACATCGACTTCATCGTGGCCGAGCTTCGCAAGATCAACGAGCGCAACCGGCGTGCCCGCAAGGACGACGCTGCCCTTGCTGAAGGCACCGCCAAGATCAAGAAGGCCAACGCCGTAGCCAAGAAGAAGAAGGCTGGCCCCCTGCCCGCCGACCTGCTGGACGCCAAGCTATGAGCGACAAGAAGCCTATTCCGCGTGCGCCTCGCTACGACGACGCGATGATCGAAGACCTTGCCATTGCTGTCTATCGGCAGGAGCTTGGCGAGAAGGACGCTATGTCCATGCTGGCAAAGGACAATGATGGTGGCACCAAGTTCCGCCGCCGGGCACAAGCCTACGCCCCGATCATCCGGTCAACCCTTGACGCGCTTGCCGAAATGGAGAAGCCCTATGACTGACATCGTAGAGCGGCTGCGGTCAGGTGAAGATGGTCTGGAATACGCTGCCGCCGACGAGATCGAGCGGCTGCGAGAGGTTATCCAAGAAGCGGTTGCATTAGTATCTGAGCGCGCAGCAGAGCGCCACAAACACGCTGCCGCTTGTCAGTCAGATCGCTCCAGAAAACACATGCAGATAAGGGCGGATGAGGCGGGACAGATTGTTGCCCTTCTCCGCGCGCGAGGAAACTGGGTATGAAGCTGACCAATAAGTTGCGGCTGCCCGAGGCTATCGTGCGGGCGGTGCAGAACGATTCGTATACGAAGGGCGAGGCCGACATCTCGGTGACGGAATTGCTGGTCCCGCCGCAGATGAGGAAGCTCAAGCTCGAACATGACGATGAGCTTGAGGAAGATGTGAGTGATCGGATCTATTCGTTGCAGGGCCAGTCGATGCACCACATCATCGAGCGGGCAGCGGATGGCGACGCCTTCGTCATGGTCGAGGCCACGCTGTATGCGGAGTATCTCGGCTGGAAGGTGAAGGGCCAGGTCGATCACCTGCTGCTGGGGACCGGCGAACTGCTGGACTTCAAGCTGACGTCGGTCGCCAAGATCAAGGCGGGTCAGGTGCCCCGTGAATGGGAGCAGCAGACCAACATCTATCGGCGCATGCTGGAGCGTGAGAAGGGCATGGTCATACCAGCCATGTCAGTCATCGCGATCTTGCGTGACTGGTCGAAGAGTCGCAGCAAGCAGACTCAAGACTATCCTCAAGCGCCCGTGCTGGTTATGAGTGTGCCGCTGTGGACACCGGAGCAGGCCGACGCATTCATCGAAGAACGCATCCGTCTACATCAGGCAGCCGAGGCGCAGTCCTGTTCCGAGCAGGATGTGTGGGCACGCCCTGCTAAGTGGGCGGTGATGAAGCGCGGCGCGGTAAAGGCTGTCCGTTTGTTCGACAATCCGGTCGAAGCGGAACAGCTTGCAAGTACGAGTGCGGGCCTGTATGTAGAACACCGGCCAGGTGAAGCTGTGCGATGCCAAGACTGGTGTCAGGTGGCGCACCTGTGTCCGCAATGGCAAACAGATCCACGTAACAATCGTATCCCTTCCGTAGAGGAGACTCTCTTCAGTGCCTAAGTTCGAAGCCACAAAGATTCCGCCTCGCATCCTGATCTGCGGCGAGCCCGCTTCCGGTAAGACGGGGGCGCTGGCCCAGCTTGCCAACTCTGGCTACCGCCTGCTGATCCATGACTTCGACAGCAACAGCCGCGTCATCGGTTCCTACCTGAAGCCGGGCGCTGCCGACGTCTACATCAACACCTATGCGGTGGCGAAGATCACCAACACCAACCTGTTCGCGGGCACCTCCATCGCTCCGAAGCAGGCCGTCGATTCCATGCGCCAGTTCTGCAAGCTGCTGGAACATTGGAAGACGCCGACCGAAGACCTTGGCCCGGTGCTGGGTCTGACTGCCAAGGACGTCATCGTGATCGACAGCGGCACCTTCCTTGGTGAGATGCTGTTGCTGGCCGCGCATGAAGACCCTGAGACGAAGCGTGACCTGCGCTCGCTCTACAATGTGGCGGGCCGCTACTACGGTGCGATCCTCGATCACCTGACCGGACCCAAGGTGGGTGCTTCCGTCATCGTGCTGACGCACCTGATGCAGACCGGCGAGAAGGACGACCAAGGGAAGATCGTGGGCAAGGCCCGTGACATTCCGGTCGGCATCGGGGAGAAGTTCTCGAAGAAGATGCAGACTTACTTCTCTGACATCTGGCACCTCGAAGTCGGACGGGATGGCAAGCGTTCCTTCAAGACCGGGGCCACCGACAAGGCTTCGCTCCGTACCTCCGCGCCCAACCTCATCAAGCAGGCCGAGGACTTCGACCTCGCCTCCATGCTTGACCGCCTGACCGGGAGCCACTAACATGCGCTTGCCCGGTGGGAAGAAATACTTCGTATCAAAAGAGCTACGGCTTAAGGGCGGGCCTCTTCGTATCGGAGACTTGTACGGAGAGAAAGGCTACCCGGAATCTCGTAAGCCCAGCTTGGAATCTTTTTTCCAGCAGGTCGAGCAGGAGCTAATCTATGCTCATGTGTACACAGGCAATGGTGCTGACCTGAAGATGAAGTAAGATTTCTGGAGATAGTGCTTGACGGGGACGCGCTCCAGATGTATCTATATCCCCGTCACCCCGTAGTGACAAACCCAAGTGGAGAAGACAAGTGGCTGACCTTTTCGATACCGTCATTGAGAACACCGCTTCCGAGCGCCCGGCTTTCCGGCAGGCTCCGGCGGGCGACTATCTGGTGACGGTGCAGTCCGTCAAGTTCGTCAAGGCGAACTCCGGTACGCAGGGTATCGAGCTGACCTACACGATGGTCGAGCCCATGCACAACGAAGACATGGAGGGTGTGGAGCTGGCGAAGTGCCGCCTCCGTGACACGCAGTGGATTACTGAGAAGACCATCGGTTACGTGCAGGAACGCCTTGCGCGTATCTCCCCTGATGTGGTGGGCGAAACCATCCGTGACACGGCGGACATCCTGCCGGGCAACGATGTGGTGGTGAAGATCTCGCATGAGACTGCCAACCGGGACGGCACCCCGCTGAACACGCCGCGCCTGAAGGTGGACAGCTACTACTCGGTGGATTGGTACAACAACAACAAGAGGAAGGCGGCGTGAGTATCCGCTAACAAGTAGGGCAGGGGAGGGGTGGACTTCGGTCTGCCCCTTTCCCTTGTCTAGGAGATGTCGCTGTGATCCTCGAAGTCTTCCACACCGAGTCAACCCCGTCTTATGAATTGCGGCAGCGCGTGACCGAGATCCTTGTGGCGGCGGGCGAGCCCCCTGCCCTGTCCATCGAAGACTTCCAGGCTGCGCTTCAAGAGATCGCCCGGCTGCGGGCCGCAGTTAAGACGGCGGAAGAGGCGCTACGCGAGGCTGGATATTCAATAGCAGCGGATGGCATGGTGGCCATTCTTATGAAAGGAGCGAAGCCGTGATGTGGTACGAAGGACTGTTCGTGCTGGTGACTGTGGTAGTCGTCTGCATGTTCGTGTTCGGCGTCTGGGACGACGACGACCATGATGCGGGAGAGGGCCGGTGAGGTGGGGCTTGGCGGCGCTGGCATTGCTGGCGTCGTTGCTTCCGGCTGCGGCGAAGGCTGCTGACCCGCTGCGGGAGATGCGGTGTCTAGCGCAAGCAGTCTATTGGGAAGCGAGGGGCCAGCCCTTCAACGCGCAGGTTGCTGTGGCCCAGGTCGTCATCAACAGGGCGGAGGATGGGCGCTTCGGCAACACCCTCTGTGCCGTCGTCTACCAGCGGAACGCGGGCACCTGCCAGTTCACATGGGTCTGCACTAACGCGGCCCGTCGTCCCCGCGACCAACGTGCATGGGAGATCGCCAACTACGCAGCCTACCTTGCGGTCTTCGATCATCCCGATCTGGTGGAAGGGGCAATCTTCTTCCATGACACAAGCGTTCGGCGCTGGCCCCACTTGGAGCGGACTGCTAGGATAGGCAACATCATCTTCTACAGGGAACGCTAACATGTGTAGGAACTACAGCCCCTCTGCCAAGCTGGAGATCGAGCGGGAACGGTGGCGTCAAGAGCATGGCACTGAGATGCCGAAGCCCGAGCGGCACAGCCCGTTCGTTGTGATCCAGCCCACGCAGATGGAGCTTCCCCGTGAAGATCGCCCTAGTAGTTGATTGGCCCTCCGTCGATGCTGCTGCCGGTGGCGTCATGTCGGAGTGGGAGTGGCAAGTCACCAGCGAACTGATGAAGCTGGCCGACTTCAAGCCTGACCTGATTACGTTCGCGCACCCCGCTTACGTGCAGAAGTGGGGCACCCTGTTCGTGGGCGGCAAGGTCGGTGGTGAACTGCTACCCTTTGCTAAGTCTTGCCGCGACAAGCTGGTCCAGAAGCTGAAGGGCTACGACGTAGTGCTGACGCTGGGCGCGCACGCCATGTTCTGCCTGACTGGCGAGTACAAGATCGACACCTTCCGTGGCACCCACGTTGACAGCCCGCTGGTGGAGGGCCTCCAAGTGGTGCCGACCTACGCGCCCTCCCTGTACGCGCGCATGGCGTGGAACGAGCGACCCGTTGTGGTGTCGGCTATGCGGAAGGCGAAGCAGCGGTTCGTGGACAAGCCGCGCACGATCTACCTGCCCGACAACATTGCTGACCTGTATGCGTTCTCGACCCAGCACATCGGAAACGAGATCGTCTTCGACGTCGAGACCAACAAGTCGTGCCGGATCACGGAGTTCTCCGTGGCAACCTCGTCGTCCTGCTGCCTCTATGTCCAGCTAGAGGATAGGAACTACTGGTCGCAGTGGTCTGAGCAGGATGAGCTAGACATCTGGCTGTGGCTCCGCTTCCTCGCTGACCGGAAGGATTTGGCGTGGGGTTTCCACAACGCAACGTATGACTTGACGTACCTCGACGCTTATAGTATACGACCCAAAGGCCACATCT